TGAATGTTCTTTTAGTAATTCGTACTGTGATTTAGTAATTTGAATGGAAATCCTATGTAAAGCATAAGGATCAGATGATTGAGTCATAATAAATGGTATATATGACATCATTGTAGTATATATATAGCATCTTGACAACAATATATTTACATAAAAAAACTGCCAGCGATTAAACTGGCAGTAAATCTCACAGGATTACCCTTTATTATTATCCCCCAAATGGGTCTTCATAAGTAAGAAGTTTCTTTAAATCGAAACCTTTTGACTTAACTTTTTCCCAAGCTGCTTCTAACTTATCTTGGTCATCTTCGTCTTGTGGTTCAATTTGAATATCATAATTCCAACGACCTCCTTCTCTATCTAATGAAAGAGAAAGATCCCACTCCATAAGATTTTTATACTTTCTATTTAAAGATAGCTTTCTAATCTTACTTAGAATCTGATACTGGTCTGCTTCTAAGATACGAACCATTCCGTTCTTGTAATCGTAGATAGGCCAAACATAAGTTTCTTTAGGATCTGCTGGCTCTGTACTTTGGAATTTTGTACCTCTTTGATAAGAACCACCCATTTCAGTAAGAATTTCTTCTTCTGTTGGTTTACTAACAAATCTAAAGGACTTACCTTTATCTCCATGTACTGATTCGCCGTAGATTTTCCAAAAGATTAGGGGATCTTCTTCCAATAATGCGAAAGAAACTGGTTCTTTTGGATCTACTTTTGATGGGTTTAAATATGAAGAAACAAGTGGGCGATCCCCCTGCTCTTCTGCTTTTTTGACTTTTTCTTCAAAAGTGGCTGAGAATTTCATAAGACTGAAATTGTTAAATAGCGTTTGTAATCAATGGGCAAAATATATTTGCACAATCTCATTCTAATAGCTTGACCCTCGTTTGTAAATAGCCTAAAATGAAAAAACCTCCGAAGTCTGTCGATTACCAGAACAGAAATCAGAGGTTTTCACTTATCCTAATAGAATGATACATGACAATTATTAGTTTCGTCAAGACTCTCCCTGAGAATCTAGTTTATGCACCTATTTATAAAAAAGATGCACTAATGAAATCAGGCCGTAAGGCTACAGGTAAAAACCCATTAGAAGAATCATGGGAAAGAGATTTTGATAAGCATGATGTAGAACTTGCGATTGAAAAGAATCCTGATTTACAAGCAGTTGGACTTTATACAGGTATTAGAGGTAAAGGTATCGTAATCCTCGATATTGATAAAGACCATGCAGCATTGAAAAGAAAATGGTCTGAAACTCTTATAGGTGCTCCTAAGATAACTTCTACTAAGAAAGATGCAGCAAAATATATCTTTAGCGTTCCAGAAGCTCTATGGGGTGAGGTGAAGGGTCATGGCCTTCGTAAAGAAGAAGGTGGTAATTATGAAATACTTTGGGGAAGAAGGCAAGGAGTTATCTTTGGTGCTTACCCAGGTGGACATAGTTCTAAAGAAGGTTTCTATACATTAACTGGCGATCTTTCAAAAATACCTGTAGCTCCTGCTTGGTTATTAGCTGAGATGAAAGCTCCTCCAAAACCAATACAAAATAAAAAGGATTTAGACTTTAGCGATAGAACAGAAGATGAGATTGCTCAGATCATTCACGATTGTCTATCAGTTATATCTCATCAAGGTTTAGGTAGTAGAGATCATTGGGTAAGAGTTGGAATGGCTATCCACTCTGCTTTACCTAACGATCTTGGTTTATCTTTATGGTCATTCTGGTCTGCTCAAGATCCTGACTTTGCTGCTGAGTGGGAAGATGCAGGAGATTACGATACTCCCTGCACAACTGCTTGGTATTCATTTAAAAGTGGTGGTATTGGATTAGGTACTCTTATCTGGTTAGCAGATAGAGAAGATCCTGAAAGACATAGATTCTCTGCTGAGAATAAAAAGATTGTCAAAGAAGCTGAAGAAAAGAAAGTTCAAGAAGTTAGAACATCAACTCTTGATTTTGGTGACGTAATAAAACGTGCCAAAAATATTCTTGAGTTGGATAACCCTGCTGAGATGAACTACAAGTTAAATACTTTGGCTCTAAAAGCTGGTTACAGAGATCAGTCAGCATTAGAAAAACTTATTGTCGATCAAATTCAATATGAAAGCCAAAAGGGTATTCTTGATATAGCTGATCTTTTTGCATTAGATATTCAGAGGGAATACTTGATACCTGACATTCTTCCTACTCCTTCAGTTGTTCTTATCTATGGTGCTGGTGGAGATGGTAAATCCATGAGTGCTTGGACTATGGCAAAACATATTGCTACTGGAGATCCCTTCCTAGTTAGAGGTAGTAAAGTTCCTGTAGATCAAGGTAATGTTCTGCTGTTGAATGGCGATCAACCATTGTCTCAACTAAAAGAACAGTTAGAAGAAGTTAACTTTCCTATTGAAAGCAACGTAAAAATACAAACTGATTGGCAGTTACAAAGATATGCTCAGTTTATTAAGTTAATGCAAACTTATACACCAAAGCTAGTTGTTATTGACTCTTTGATTGGTTGCAGTGGTGGTAGAGCCTTTGATGAAAACAAGTCAGACTTTGCTCAACCTTTGTATTGGCTTACCAGAAATAATGGCGTTCTCTTTCCAAGAACAACTATTCTTATAATTCATCACGCTAATAAGAATGGTGGATTTAGGGGAACATCAGCTATCAGAGATGCTGTTGATGAAACTTGGAAGTTATCTAAACCGACCCAAGAACAAATAAACAAGGTAGGTCGTAATAGCAGATTTATTACTATCGAAAAATCTAGGTCTGGAAGAATGGGTACTCAAATGATAATGAAGATGAAAGATGATCTTACCTTTGCTATCGCTGATTACACTCCTGAAGTTTCTGCTGATTCTGAATCTCCTACAACTGTTCAAGATAAAGTTCTTCAAAAATTAAGAAAGATTCACCCAGAAACTTATACCATAAATCAAATGATTCACGATCCAATGGTTGATGGTAAAGATGCTGCGATAAGAAAATCGTTCCAAAGATTACTTAAAAAAGGTCTTATTGAACTTATAGAAGATGATAATTCTAATAAGTCTTATAGAGCAGTCCTCGCACGGGGAGAGGGTGCATATCTTGTCCCATTAGAAGAATCCTAGTCGTACCAATAGATTTCAGTGGGACAACTGTGTGAGACAAAATAGATTGTCCCATTATTTTTGGAGCGTAGGACAACTTTACTTGTCCCATACCCTTGTCCCATAGCAAACAGTAGTCTTGGAACGGGATTATAGAGAATGGGACAATTTCAGCCACTCTCCCCAGGAAAATCTTCTTTAATATTAATAAAGTATCAATGTATCGAATTTGTGATAACATTAGTTAAAAAGATATTTATGGCTGAAGCTGGCAAGAAACCTCACGGAAACAAAAAGTATTATCACGTTCTTATAGATATAAATAGAGGAGAACTATTTGATGATTACATTCGTACGAAATTAAAAATTAAACCTACTTCTTGGATAAGGGAAGTTGTTTATAAATTTTTACAAGACAAGATTGATAAAGAAGTGTATGATGAAGCATTAAGAAAAGACCAAGAAAACTGGAACAGAGCAATTCAAAACCGATTACAAGGTAGAGCAATTTCTAGGATTCTTAATTCAATCAAAAAGAAAAATGAGTGATTCAATAAAACTAAGACGTTTAAAAGAAATAAGACGTAAAGATTTAGAAAAAAATCTTTTAGATGTAGAACTAAAAGGTTATGACCATTATATTTTTATTAACGAAAGAAATAAAGCCCAAGTTGTTTCAAAACAAGGAGGTTGGGTTACAGAACATATTCGTACGGCAATTTTAAAATTTAATTATGAGATTGATAAGACTGACTCTATGTTAGTTAAAGATTTTGAAAAGAAATATCTTAACGAATACGAAAAAACTTTTTCAAAGGATTCTTAGATTTTTTATCTCTAATATTTTTTACAACAACAGCCGCTTCTAGTTCTATTAAACGACTTAACATAGCAGCAAGAAATACTTCTTGCTCTAACTTATGTCTAACAAGATGAGTACAATATCTTTTTATATTATCTATATCATCACTTGCCATGATTTCTCTGCAACGCATTTCAACATCTAATTCCACCTCTGGAGGTGCTGGCTCAATATCAATGTTGAGAAATTTTTTGATTTTCATTTTGTAGCAGGGGGAAAAAGTTGTTTTTCTAAAATTGCAACTGCTTTATCATCAAGCGTATTTGTAGTTTGTTTAGCGATTGCTTTTAATAAATCTATGACTAATTTTTTAACAGCAGTTGTAGTTAAAAAGGTCATTAAAATTGGTTTTAGAATCTTATACATGGAATAAATATGTGTTACTTCCCAAACATAGCTAAAATGCTAGTATTAGACAAGAATCTTTACTTTTATGGCTGAAGAAAAAGAAGAAGAGAAGGAAGGCATTGAATGGGGTGAAATTTTTGGTCATGTAATCAGATTTATGATTTTGACCTGGAGCTTATCAATGATGACTTTGGGGTACATGGGTAAGGTAAGGATTGATGGAGCGTTTACAGCTGGTTTAGTTTCAGGAGTACTAGGTAGCTATGGGATCTCTGTTGGGAACAAGAAAAATGGCAATTCTCCTAAAATAGTGGATAATAGTAAAAACAAGGTAGGGATCAAATGAAAAAACTATTTATTTTTTTATTTATGTTATCGGCACCAGCTTATGCTGATATAACTTCAAAATTTACATCAAGCGTCAGTGTAAAAGTTGACGCTGCTATGACACAGGCAACAAGAATTGGTGCGTCATATAGTGCATCTGGGAGCAATATTGGGACAAGTGATTCAAACGATCAGATCGGAGGATTAACTGTAAGTAATGGTGCAGTAACCTTAAATGCTGGAGATTATTCAATAAATGGATGCGGAGCAACACCATCTAACTGTGCAAGTACATGGTCATTATCAGAATCATTTACCGCAGCAGATACAATTCCATCAAATAACGGAACAGAAAATACAACAATAACTGCTGGGACAGTTCCTAATTTTGGTAGTGTAATTTCAACTTCTGCTGGAAGTGGAGATGGTTTTTCTGGATCTATAACATCAGGTCACGGAATTACAGGATTACATGAAGGAGGAGCAGGATCTACTGTTACAGGACAGTTTGTAACGGAGTTAACTATAAGATGATAT